GTTTTAGAGAATTCTGCGGGTCGTATCCTAACAGGTCTTTAATATGTTAAGTTTGCAAGAATTGAAAGATTATTGTAAAAGGGTGGGCATTAAGTTCCACCCTAACTGTAAAGAGAAAGCTCTAAGAGAGAAAATCTCAAAAGGTATCGAGGTTTCTATTGAAAACGTTGATGATGTTATTTTAAGGACTAGAAACCAAGGGGAGAAGAGAGAGGCACTTAAAGAGATTCTTTCTATAAATCCAAAGGTTTTTAAAGTCCGAGTTATAGCCGACAACAATTATGAAATAGAAGGGTTGTTCTTGAAAAGCAAAGAGGTAGTTATATTACCATTGCTTTATTTAGAGAATGAGCGTTTTATGAAAAAGGTCAATAGACAGGTAGAAATTAATAAAATTGAATGGGTTGATTAATGACACTATTAGCAGATTTTAAAGCAAGATTTCCAGAGTTTGACGAAACAATTGCCAATACATATATCCCAATTTTAGAGGATGTATATCCTTGTTATTGGGGGGGCAGTTATGATTCAACTTGTGGTCAAGAAATTGTTTTAAATCTGTTAGCCCATTTAGTTTTGCAGGAAAATCAGAGCGCTACTGATACCGCTCCCTTAAGGTCATCTGACTCTAAGAGTATTGGTAGTGTTTCTGTTTCTTATTCTAACCCGACTACTACAATGACAGAGCGCAATGCTTGGTTTCGGTCAACTTGTTATGGAGTAAGATATTTGTTATTAACATTAAGGAATCAAGGGGGGTATTTTGTATAAATCTGCAAAAGATATGTTAAAGCATACAACAGATTTAGCAAGACAGCTCAAGGAAGCTAAAAAAAAAGAGGTCGCTATCGGTTTGCCTACCGAAAAAGCAACAGGGAAGGTATATAAAAATGGTAATACGATTATAAATGTTGGGGCAAGACATGAGTACGGAATAGGATTGCCAAGAAGATCGTTTTTAAGGTTACCTTTAGAGATAAAAAAGAAAGACCTAGGCAAAGCCATAAAAAAAGAATATGGTGCAGTTATAGAAAAAAACAAAAATGTAACTAAGGCTTTAGGGTTAATAGGAGCGCAAGCTTATAATATAATCCAGAAGGGTTTTCTTACAGAGGGTTTTGGTCAGTGGGAGCAATTAAGTGTTTTCACTATCGAAGAGAAAGGGTCTAGTAAGATATTAATAGATACTGGAATATTAAAAAATTCGATTACATGGGCGGTGCGTGATGTTACCTAATATTTCAGACGTTTTGCCAGAATGGGAACAGACAGTAATAATAAAAAGCGTTGCTATTACTACATCTGATTTTGTTCCGACTGAAACGGTCACACAGAGATCGCAAAGTTGTGTTATACAACGTACTAAGCCAACAGAGATTAACGCTGATATAATAGATTATAAATTAAGATATATCACAGCTCATAGCCGTTCTAATATTAATGTGGGCGAGTATATAACATATAATAGTAAAGACTATAAGGTTATATTAAAAAGCGATTGGAATGATTACGGATATTATGAGGTAGTAGGAGAAGAAACAAATAAGAACATATTGGTGTAATATGATTATACAATTAAGAAAAGTAGCTATCTTAATAAGAGATTTATTAACGATCTCCGAGAGTCTTATCAAAGTTGGGCGCTATAACTTTGAAAATGAAGACTTTGATACATCTTATATTACCGTTGATAATCTAACGCCTGCAACATTGATAGCATATTCAGAAGAGTTTGACGGAACAGAGGAAGAACAGACTCTTTCGCAATTATGGAGCTTACCTGTAATAATAAATTTTTACGGAGATAATGCTTATACCAATCTTAATAACTTAACTTTGTTACTTAAAAGCCAGAAATCATTAGACTTACAAACCACGCTAGGAATAGCTTGTTTTAGTGTTTCTAATATAACAGACTTACGGTTATTAAGTGGAAAACAATATAATAACAATATAGAATTAAATTTAAATATAAACTTTAATCTTTCGGCTACCGTAGACACTTTGAGATTAGACACGGCAGAAGTGGATTATATAATTAACAAGTAAAGGAGATCAAATTATGGCTAATATCAGCAATGTTATCAGCGTATCTTTACTAGAAGCGGGGGCAACTGCCGACCGTGACAATATGAACCTAACTGCGGTAATGACAGATCAGCAAGATGCGGTTTTGTCTAGTGCCAATCGTTATGAATTATATACAGATTTAGCAAGCGTAGCGACAGATTTTGGAACAGATTCTGAAATGTATTCTCATGCTAAAATTTTCTTTGCTACAAGCCCTAATCCTAGTAATTCAAGCGGTGCTTTGGTTGCTGGTTATTGGCGTTCAGCTTCCGAAACGGTCGTTGCATCTTCTGGCTTATTAACTGGCGAGGAGTTATCAGAGGCGACAACAATTGGACAGTTACAAGAAATAAGCGATGGCTCTTTTGTTATAACCGTTGATAGTGCCGAGTTAACAATCACAGCTTTAGATTTTAGAGATTCTATTTCTTTAGGTAATGTTATTACAGAGATTAATACTAATGCTTCTTTTATAGGAGTTGTTGCATCGCTTTCAAGCGATAATAAAATAATCTTTACATCTAATACAACAGGCGTAACAAGTACTATGACATATGCTTCTGCTCATACAAGCGGAACATTTGTTGGCGACATTTTAGCCTTAGCAACTGGTAGCGGTTCAAGTCTTGTACAAGGTGCTAACGCTTCCTCTTTATCTTTAGAAACAAAAGAAGCATCTGTTACAGCACTTTCAGCCCTAATTAATGTAAAAGGTATTATGTTTATTGATGCTCCAACATCTGTTGAATCAGCATCTCTAGCTTCTTGGGCAAATTCTAATGATGTTCTTATGTATGATGTTTTTGGTTCAGCTAGTAACCTAGAAATTGACACAACAAATGTCGTTTGGGCTAATAAGCTTGCTGGTTATACAAATTATAGGATGCTTTATTCAGCTTCTAATAATAGAAAGCTTGCTACTTCTTACATGGCTAGGGTTCATAGTGTAAACTTTGGAGCTGAAAATTCAGCTTTAACAATGCAACTTAAAGAGCTTGCCGTTGTTGCCGAAGCTTATAAACAGACAGAATTGACAAAGGCTAAAAATGTTGGTCTTGATGTCTATACAACAATTAAAAACACACCAGTTATTTTGACTAGTGGTGCTAATGATTTTGTTGATAATAGATATAATCTGATAGCTTTTCAAGATGCTGTTAGTACTGATCTTTATAATTTATTAAAGCAGACAAGCGCAAAGATTCCACAGACAACAAGAGGGATTAACCAACTTGTTGACCAATGCGAAAAGACAGCAAGAGAATTTGTAAGAGCAGGAGTTTTTGCAGGTGGTACATGGACAAGCACAGACTATTTTGGAAACGTAGATGTATTTAATAGAAACATTGAGAATAACGGATATTATTTCTTAGCAGGTTCTTTAGCTGATCAATCTCAAGCTGATAGAGAAGCTAGGAAATCACCAGTAATCCAAGGCGCATTAAAATTAAGTGGCGCAGTTCATTCTGTGGATATAACACTAGTTATAAATAAATAAGGAGTTAAAGATGGCAACAATAAGCTTATCAACAGATAACACAACACTAGTTCTGAATGGGACAGTAATAAATGATTTTGTTTCAGGGGATATTTTAACCTTAGCTCCTGTTAACCCTGCATCTGCACATATCAATAGCTCAAATGGTGGTGTTTCCATCTTTGAACGTATTGATAAAAATGTTTATGATTTAACTATTTCATTACAGCATTTATCAGATTCAGATGCCTTTATGAATAATATATTAAATCAATCTCCATCTACTATTTTGGATGGATCTCTTAAAGAGAATTATACTAAGAATAGCGATAACGCTATTGAAACTTGGCTATTAGAAAGTGGGTCTATAATTACACAGCCCACTATTACTATTAATAGCGAAGATGGCAACGGTATTGCTGAATATGTAATTAGATTTAGGACAGCACAAAGAAACATTTAAATCTTTTAAGAGGGCAACATGGAAGAGGCAAATAAAGAAATTTTAGACAATATAGAGCAAATCTATAAAGACAAAGAGGCAGAAATTAACGGTCGTATTTACAAGATAACAAAAGTAAATCACGAAAAGCGGAAAAAGATTTTTGCTTATATGATGAAAGTACAGAACCAAATAAGTTCTGGAGATTTATCATTTATAGATAGCGTTGAGTTTAAAAGGGTTGAGGATATAATCTGCGGATTAGTTCTTTTTGATGGTTTTTTACTTTCTAAAAGTCAGAATCATTGGGATGAATACCCCGAGGATTACCTTAAGTTTGTAACATCTATGTTGCTTGTATTTAGTTATCCTTTTATGAGAGGCGGGACTTTAAATTAAAGATACCAGTTCCGCCTAAAAGTGAAGACTATATACATTTTACTAATGTAAGCGATGAGGATATGTCAATATTCTATTTGGCGAAGCAAGGTTACGGCTCTTTGAAAGAGATCAGGGAGCTTGATACCGTTGAGCTTTTAGACTTATTGGAATATGAGCAGATACATAATCGAGTAGAGAATTATTTAATCAACAAGGCAAGATAAATGGCAGTAGTATCGGAGTTAGTAACTAAATTTAAGTTTGATGGAAGCATTAATCCCTTAAACAATTTTAACAAAGGGCTTAACCTAAGTGTCGTTAAAATGGTTACTTTTGTTGGGGCTATTACTGCGGTAGGGGTTGCTTTTGGAAAGATGGTTCACAATACCCTATCAGAGGCCGATGCTTTAGTTCAGCTATCTAAGACAACAGGTGTAGCTATAAATGATATTCAATCTTTAAGTTTTGCGGCGAGTGTTTCAGGATCTTCTATTAAAGCAATGGAGGGGTCTATTGCAAGCTTATCTAAAAAGATAGGAGAGGCTAGTTTAAATGGCAGTTCAGAGTTTCAAAGAATAGGTGTAGCCGTAAGGACTAGTACTGGCGAGATAAGGAAAGCGGACGATGTCTTATTAGATATAGCTGATAGATTTAAAGCCCTTAATTTAACAATGTCACAGCAACAAAGCCTTGCGAGTTCTTTGGGAATAGACGCAAGCCTTGTTCAGCTACTTTCTAAGTCAACTGATGAGATAGACAGATTAAGGGGGAGAGCCGAAAAGTTTGGTTTATTATCGAAAAAGAATGCCAACCAGATAGCTAATTATAATGATGGAATGGCAGAGCTAAGATTTAGATTTTTAGCATTTAAACAAGCTATTTCTATTCAAGTATTACCGACAGTTTTTAAGCTTTGGGAAGGTTTAGATATACTAGGAGGAGGAATAAGCCGTGTAGGGAATTTCTTTATAGACTTCATAAAAGAAAATAAGGGTTTAGCTTTATTGCTTGGAGTTATAACTAGTGCTTTTATAGCGATAAATACTCCGATAGTTGCTATAACAATAGGCATAGGTGCGTTATTGACCATCTTTGATGATTTGATAGTTGCGTTTAAGGGAGGGGATTCTATTATAAAAAAATGGGTAGCTCCTTTCTTTGATTTAGAGAAGGTATTAAAGAAGATTGTACAATATTATAAAGCCATAGGAGAGCTAAGGAGTAAGGCTTTCGGGGTAGTAAAAGATAAATATTTTGGATCGGTAAAGAATTTGTTTTCTCAAGATCCGAAGGGAAGAGAAACAAATAACAATTTAGAACAAAACACGACAATTAATATAAACAGTAACAGTCCAGAAGCTGTTGGAAATAGCGTTGAAAACATTTATCAGAAACAATTAGATAAGACAAAGGCTGAATTTAGCAGGGGTGGTATATAATGGGTCTTGTCAAGAATTATATAAATGGGGTTTTTAAAGATACTCTTAAGCAAGAGATCGGCATTGGAGGCTTCACCACATTCGCAAGGGTTAATAATAAAACCACTAAAAAGAATAATGTACCTATAACTTACCTAGAGGACGGAAGTTTCTTAGAAGACCATATTATTAGAGAGCCTATAACATTAAGCATAGAAGGTAATGTTTCAGATATATTTATTAAAAGTTCAAAGCTTTCAGAACAAGCAAGAAATACTATAATAAATTTCAGATCATTAGAAACAAAGGTACGAGAAATTAATCAATATATACCTACTATGACTAATTATCAGGACGGTATAATATCAATAATAGACGGTGGACTAAATAATGCTTTAGATGAAGCTGATGCCTTAATTGAAAAGTCTCAAAGAGTAGCCAATTATATTGGATATTTAGCTGACGGTAGTAACACTACAAAGTTTATTGACGCTATGAACGGTATCTATAATAGTAACCAGACAATCACAATAGAAATGCACGATAGAACCTATAAGAATATGGTTTTTACTCTTTTTGAAACTACTAAAGATAATGAAAATAATAGCATAGATTTTATCATAGAGGCACAAGAGGTTCGCTATGCGGTATCAGAGGTTATACAGGTGGTATCATCTTTAAGCCCATCTGAAACGTTGGGCGGAGCTACTAAAAGCATTATTGACAAAGGTGTACAGGAGGGGGACTCTATTTCCTCAAACGTAAAGCAATCAATATTAAGTAAGTTGGTGGAATAATGTTACAAGTACAGAATATAACAAATGAGCCTTTTCAGAGGCATTCTATAATTTATGAAGATTATGAGATAATATTAATATTAAGATACTTACACCGTTGCTCAATTTGGGTTATAAATCTTGAATATATAGGTTGGGAGGTCAGCGGAATTAAATTGTCTGTAGGAGTACCCCATATATCCGGGCAGAACCAAGCTTTTGATTTTTTTGTTTCCGATGAGTCTAACAATGGTATTGACCCATATAAGCAAGATGATTTTTCTAGTGGTAGAAATATTTTATATATTTTAGAAAGGGATGATATAGAAGATATTAGGAGCGTTGAATTGCCATGAGGTTTAACCGTGATTTTAAATTAATTGTACGGACTAGCTATAAAGACGTTATTATAGCATCGCCTATAAGAATAAATTTTACAATTTCAAAGTCAGTAGATGGGCTCTTAAGCGGTTGTACTATTAAGATTTATAATCTTAATGAAAGCCTAAGGCTAGCTTTAGTTAAGGACGCAGAGGACGAAGCATATATACCTATCAGCCTTTTCATTGGATATAAAGATAAAATAGAGTTAGCTTTTAAAGGAAATGTTTATAGAGGTTTAAATGAACGTAGTGCAACCGATATGGTAACTACACTTGAGTGCTTAGACGGCGGTTCAATATTAGAGTCCTTTGTATCTAAAACAATAACTAAAAATGATATTGTAATAGATACCATATTAGAGGTTATAGACAATGTTTCCAGAGGAAGAATAAACACACGCCCAGCCCTATTAAGACCAAAAGTATTATTAGGAAATCCGATTGATCTGTTAAATAGTTTAAAGCAGGAAACTGAATCTTGGTATATAGAAGATGAGCAATTAAACTTGATAAATATAAGACAGGTTACTAGTAATTACATCCCGAAGGTAAGCGCAAAGACTGGATTAATAGAAACTCCTACTAGACAGGAGCAAAAAGTCACATTTAAAATATTAATAGACCCTACCGTTAAAATCGGCAGATTGATAAAGTTAGAAAGTACCACCGCCCCGCACCTGAATGGTATTTATAAAATATATAATATTACATATAATGGGGACAATTATGGGCAAAACTGGTTTCAGACTTGCACTGGGTATTTAAACCTTGATTATGAAGTAATATAATGGAAAAAGAAAACCTAACAAATATTTTAAACATAGCAATAAAAGAAACGTTAGCGAATCTGCATACATCAGTTATAGCAAAAGTTACCGCTGTTAATGATTCTACAATAGATGCGAAACCAGTAATTAATAGAGTTATAGAAGATGAAAGCATAGAATTACCTGAATTTGTGGAAGTTCCTGTCCTCACGCTCCAAGGTGGCGGGAGCTACACAATTCATCCAATAGCTATTGGGGATTATTGTCTTTTACTTATTTCTGAAAGATGTTTCGACCGTTGGTATTTTGGGCAAGACTACAAAAGTCCTTTAGAATTAAGGATGCACGATTATAGCGATGCCATAGCGATAGTAGGTTTAAATCCATTAGATAGCGCAATATCAATTCCGAGCGAAACAACAGAGAATGGAAATAGAACACAAGCGGGAGATTATAACCATATAGGTGATAGAACACAGACTGGCGATATTACTTTGACTGGGGATTATACTCAAGTCGGAGATATAGAAGTTACAGGAAATGTTTTAATTACAGGTAATCTTGTAGTGACTGGAACAATATCAGCAGGTAATTTTACTGGTATAGGTGGCGGAACTATGACAAGCACAAGCGATATAGAAACAACTGGAGAAATGACAGCTAGCGGAGTAAATTTATCAAATCATACGCATGATTACACTTGGACAGATGGGGCGGGAAGTGGAACAACAAACGCACCAAATTAGGGGGGTGTAAAATGAGGGTTAGTGGATTAGATAG